TGGGTAAGAAAAGAATTTACAGCCAACCACAGTAATTATCACGGAGAGTATCTACACGCTCTCGTTATAGGTGTTAATACCATTCCAGATAGATCTTTATCATTTCAAGTAGTTTTTACTGGATGTGAGATAGATAATGAAGAAGATGCACCAAATGTTCATGGTGGTGCTATGTGGGCAAGAATGCCAATTCAGGGTTTAGTAGCTGATATACCATTAGAAGAATGGCCTACTCCTATGGAAGATCACTTAGCTCAACCTTGGGATTGTTTAAGTCATGATCACTCTGTTGTAGTTTTAGATAGAGTAAGTTCATCACCCTGGCTCTGTAAAATAGGTGGTGAGTTTCATATGGGTAAGTATTTGTTTACGGTAGATTACACAGAAAACTCTATTGCAGATGATCCTGCTCAACATAAGCAATCACATGTGTTATATTTAACAGATGCTGGTGAATATACTGGCAACTTTGTAGCTTTACCAAATAATAGAGTAAGAGCTACAAATCCTGCTTTATGGCGTGTGGGTGAAGGAGCTCCCGACTTTATGCCTTCACAATGGACGCATTCAGCAGAACAACATGAAAGTTATATAGATCCAAACATAACATTTGATAATTTGTATAACCAAGAGGATAATAAATAATGGCATTATCAGGAAGCACAAATTTTGAACCAAACGTAACTGAGTTTATTGAAGAAGCATACGAAAGATGTGGAGCTGAACTTAGAACAGGTTATGATCTAAAAACAGCAATACGTAGTGTAAACTTAATGCTTGCAGAATGGGCTAATAGAGGTCTAAATCAATGGACTATAGAACAAGCTACACAGACTGTTACAGAGGGAACAACTGATTATCCTTTAAATTCTAATGTTATAGATGTTTTAGATGTGGTTGTACGTAGAACAGTAAATCAAACACAAACAGACATAAGTATGAATCGTATAAGTAGAAGTGAATATTTAAATATTCCTAATAAAACTACAAAAGCAAGACCTTCACAATTCTTTTTTGATAAATTAAGCACACCATCACTAAAAGTGTGGCCTGCACCTGAAAATAGCACTGATATTCTAGTTTTTAACAAACTTGTTCGTATGGATGATGCTGATGCAGCTACTAATACTATGGATATGCCATTTAGGTTTTACCCTTGTTTTGTTGCAGGATTGGCTTACTACATATCATTAAAAAAGAATCCACAACTTACTCCTCAACTAAAAGCTTTGTACGAAGAAGAGTTCCGTAGAGCTGCTGACCAGGACGAGGATAGAGCATCATTTAGAATCAGACCAAATATAAGGATGAATTAAAATGGCATACGCACTTGGTAAATTTGCAAAGGCTTTATGTGATAGATGTGGTTTTGAATATAAATTAAATGAACTAAAACAAGAATGGAATGGGTTAAAAACCTGTCCAGATTGTTACGAGCCAAAACATCCACAACTAGAGCCGCTTACAGCTACTGCTGATCCAGAAGCTTTGTATAAACCAAGACCAAATAATGATGTCGAAGAAGGAGAAGGTTTTGTTGTTGTTGTGCAATCAAATAACTTTAAACCAGATTTTTTAAATCCATCGACCTTACCGACTAACTTTACAGTTAGCGAGATGACAGGTGGAGTAGGCGAGGTTACAATAGTTACATGACACTAGCAGAACTAAAAACATTAATACAAAATTATGTAGAAAACACAGAAACTACATTTGTAGCTACATTAGATGATTTTATTAAAAATGCTGAAGAAAGAATATTTGAGTTGATACAGTTTGATTATTTTCGTAAAAATGTAACGGGTACTTTATCAACTGGTAATACTTATTTAACAACTCCAAACGATTTTCAAATGAGTTTTTCTCTTGCAGTAATAGATAGCAATGGTGATTACAAATATTTAGATAAAAAACACACTACTTTTATGCGAGAGTTTAGTGTTGATCCAACAGATACTACAGCTAGAAGTCAGCCTTTGTATTATGCAGATTTTGATAAAGAATTATCTACAGCCTCTAATAATGGCTCTACGTTGATTGTAAGCCCCGTACCAGATGCAGATTATAGTGTTGAACTACACTATCTATTTAAACCAAATTCATTAGTAACAGACACAACTGGCACTTGGGTTTCCCAAAATGCTAGAAACGCGTTGCTATATGGAGCCTTAGTGGAAGCTAATATATTTTTAAAGGGTGAAAGCGATTTACAACAACAATACGAGCAACGCTTTTTACTTGAAATTACAAGGCTTAAAAACCTTGCAGAAGCTCGCGGAAGGAGAGATGAGTACCGTTATGATTCTTTGAGGACAACGGTATCTTAAAAAATACATGGAAAAAATTGAAAGTCTAAAGGGCAAATCAGTAGCTATAGTTGGTCTTGGTAAAAGCTGGTTTGATTACAATCTAGCAAAATCACACGGAGTACACTTTGATGAGGTGTGGGCAATAAATGGTGTAGGTACGGTAATCTATCACGATAGAGTATTTATGATGGATCCTGCGTCTAGGTTCTTAAATACAGAAGATGCAGGTGGTCAAACTGAAAGTATGGCAAAAATGTTACAAGAGCATAAAGGTCCTATCTATACGTGTGAATTGGATGATAGATGTCCTGGATTAGTTGAATATCCTGTAGAAGAGGTGATTCAAGACCTAAACTGTTATTACCTAAATAATACGGTTGCTTACGCAATAGCTTTTGCGTTATGGAATGAAGTATCAGTTTTAAAAATGTTTGGGGTAGATTTTTCATACAAAGGTAATTTACATTTTGCAGAAGCAGGAAGAGGTTGTACTGAGTTTTGGTTAAGTAAATGTATATCAGCAGGTATGCAAGTAGAAGTAGCACACACATCTGGGTTACTTGATACAGACGTTCCAGCAGAACAAAAACTATACGGTTATCATAGATTAGCTAATCCTTTGGTAGTCATGGCGGATGAAAATGGTCTAAAAGTTGAAAAAATTAATAATCTTCAAATTACTAGAAAAACACAAGAACCTGTATTAATTGATCGTAATGATTCACACCTAAAACCACCAGAGCCAAACAAATGGTAGATTCTATTACGCCAGCAGGTATGCCTGGATTAGGTATAATAGAGGCAAAAACATCTAATTATGGCGGCCATCCTCCAGAGTTTTGGGCAGAAAGACTTACTGAAAAAATAGTAAGCAGTAGTGACAGTGAAGATCCATATATAAAAGAACAAGCAAGAGCGTACAGAGATATGATTTATCAGGTTTGTTTGATTTATATAAAAAATGCTTTAAAATCTTATAAAGCTACTTTGATACAAGATTTATCTGGTCAAGGTAGCGAAGATATAGCAAAAATAATTAAAGGTATTTAATATGGCCATTACATCAACATTAACTACAAGTTTTAAAAAAGAACTATTAACTGCAACACATAACTTTGCAACTAATGGTAATGCTTTTAAACTTGCTCTATTCACAAGTTCTGCCACTATGGGAGCAACTACAACTGCCTATTCAACTTCACAAGAAGTAAGTGGTACTAACTATACAGCAGGCGGAGCCGCTTTAACTAAAGTCGCACCAACAAGCGGTGGTACTACAGGATTTACTGATTTTGCTGATTTAACATTTGGAACAGCAACAGTAACAGCAAGAGGTTGTTTAATCTATAATGATACTAATAGTGATAAATCTGTTGCTACTATAGACTTTGGTGGAGATAAAACATCCACAGCAGGTGATTTCACTATTGTTTTTCCAGCAGCAGCAGCCAGTACAGCTATTATCAGAATAGCTTAGTCTAGCCTAATATGGCTAATATAACTGGTTGGGGCAGAGGAACCTGGGGTTCTAATACTTGGGGCGAACCAAATCCAGTTACTCTCACAGGTTTAGCAGCTACAAGTGCTGTTGGTTCTGTAACTATCGTAGCGAAAGCTAATGTAATTCCAACAGGACAATCAGCAACTGGATCAGTAGGTACGCCTACTTTTGATTGTGAAGCTAATCTAACTCTTACAGGTCAATCAGCAACATCTGCTGTAGGCACACCAACCGTTGTAGCAAAAGCAAATATTACGCCATCTACGCAAGTAGGAACTAGTGCTTTAGGCACTATATCTATAGTTGCAAAAGCAAATATAGTACCAACAGGACAATCTGCAACGTCTGCTATCGGAGGTGTTGGTGTTAATGGTGATGCTGTTGCTAACGCACCAGGAGCCGTAGGATCTGTCGGTAGTGTTGGCGTAGATGTAGATGGAGAAGCTAACGTTATTATATCAGGAGTTGCAGCTACTTCAGCAGTAGGATCTGTAACCATTCATCACAACGCACAGTTTAGTATTGATGGTGTTAATGCCACAGGTGATGTAGGTTCTGTTACCATAACAGCTAAAGGAAACATAAGTGTTACTGGAGTTGAGGCTACTGGATCTGTAGGTAGTGTATTAGTTTGGTCGCTAATAGATGATACACAAACAAAAAATTATGCTAATATAAATACTGACCAAAGTTCATCCTTTGCTGAAATAAATGAAACACAAAGTCCAAATTGGGAAGAGGTAGCATAGAATATGGCAACTTATGTAAATGATTTAAGATTAAAAGAGATAGCGACAGGTGATGAGTCAGGAACCTGGGGAACCTCTACGAATACAAATTTAGAACTTATTGGTGAAGCATTTAGCTTTGGAACAGAAGGAATAACAACAAACGCTGACACTCATACAACAACAATAGCAGACGGATCAACAGATCCTGGTAGAAGTTTATATCTAAAATATACAGGTACTCTCGATAGTGCTTGTACTATTACTATTGGACCAAACACAGTATCTAAACTTTGGTTTATAGAAAACGGAACATCTGGTTCACAAAACATAATTATTTCACAAGGCAGTGGAGCTAACATAACTATACCTGCTGGAGATACTAAAGCAATTTACTCTGATGGAGCAGGTTCAGGAGCAGCTATGATAGATGCTTTTGCTAGTCTTAGCGTTGTAGATCTTAAAGTACAAGATGATTTAACAGTTACAGATGATATGACTGTTGGTGGCACGTTAGGTGTTACAGGAGTTTTAACAGCTACCTCACTAGACATCTCTGGCGACATAGACGTAGACGGAACTACTAATTTAGATGTAGTAGATATTGACGGTGCTGTTGATATGGCCTCTACTCTTACAGTTGGTTCTACAATAAATGGACTTACTTTAGCAGTTGGTGGTCTTTCAGGTCCAACAAGTCAAAACATGGCTATTAACACTCCTAACTCTTTTAGAGTAAATATTGATTCAAATAATGATGGTTCGAGTGAAGTTTTTGTAGTTGGTCATGGTCAAACTGGTGTAGATAATAGTAATAATGTTTTATTAGGAATAACTGAGTCTGGTGTTGGTACTTTTAATGGAACATTAACAATTACCACTACAGACAACTCTAATACATTAACACTTATATCAACTGACGCAGATGCATCCGTTGGTCCTGTATTAGATTTATACAGAAACTCTGGAAGTCCTGCTGATGATGATTTTTTAGGCAAAATTAATTTTAGAGGCAGAAACGATAACTCTCAAGATGTTGACTATGGTTTTTTATCATACTTTATATCTGATGCTTCAGATGGAACCGAAGATGCATTTATGCAAATGGGTTTAATGAAAGGTGGTTCTAGTCATCTTTTAATGGAAGCCACATCAACTGAAACTGTATTTAACCAAGGAAGTGTTGACCAAGACTTTAGAGTCGAATCAGATGGACAAACTCATGCTTTGTTTGTAGATGCTGGTAATAATAAAGTTGGAATAAATCAAGCAACTCCATTAGCTCCATTACACGTAACTATTGAAGGTACTGCACCTACAATATCATCAAATACAGTAGCAGTATTTAATAGAAATGGTGGGGTAAGCCATGAAGCATATATATCTATTATAAGTGGAGCAACAGGTGCCTCTGCTATTCATTTTGGCGATAACGATGAAGATATTGGGAGAATAGAATATAGACACGCTTCAAATGCAGACCACATGGCGTTTCAAGTGGCTGGTGCAGAAAAAGCACGTATTTTAAGTACAGGTGGTATAACCTTTAATGGCGATACATCAACAGCTAACTCACTTGATGATTACGAAGAAGGTGATTATGACGCAACTGTAACTTGTGCTAGTGGAAGTATAACTTTAGATGGTACTTTTAACAGATTGTCATACACAAAAGTAGGTAGGTTGGTTCAAGTTAATGGGCAACTAAAAATATCTGCTGTAAGCAGTCCAACTGGTGCTACTACAATAAACTTACCATTTGTTGTTGGTAATTTTACAGATACAGCAGGTGCAGCAACTTGTCCAGGACTAGGATATTTTAATGGTTCAGCAATAACAAACGGAAGTTATGTAGTTTACCAAGAAGTAGTAGAAAACACAGGCTATGTGAGGTTATATGTTAAAGGTACAATTAATGGTGCTAGTAATATAGGTGATGACATTACAGCAGCAAATTCAGAATTATATATAAATGTAACATACCAAACAGAAACATAAAAATTTTAACAATATGCTTAGTGGATTCTAGGCACAGACAAAAGGAAAAATAAAATGGCAATAACAAAAACAATAGTAGATGACAAAATAGAAATTGTAGGAGACTACAAAGCTATACAAGTCAGAACAGCTTCTGTAATTAAAGAAGATGGAGTAGAACTAACAAGGTCTTTTAGTAGGCGTGTAATAGAGTGCGTATCATCAAGTCACGATGGTAGTTCTTGGACTCATACCGATACAGATATGAGCAGCGAATCATCTGAACTGCAAGGCATAGCAACAGCAGTATGGACTACTACAATTAAAAACGCTAAGAAAGCAGCTAACGAAGCAATAGGCATTTAATAAGGTAAAAAATGATAAAAGAAAATAAAGAACCAGTAGTAATATTAGATGATAAAGAAATGAAAGTTGCTGATCTGTCAACAGAGCAACAATACTTACATACACAAATATTAGATTTAACCAATAAACAAAAACGCATACAGTTTGAACTTGACCAAGTTAATGCCAGTTTAAGTGTGTTTAAAAACGCATTTATAGATTCTGCAAAACAAAAAGCAGATGAAGTTTTAAATAATCCAAAGGAGGATGATAATGACAATTCTTAATATATTTTCATGGATAACAACCATAATAGCGATTGCATCATTTGTTGCAGCTATCACACCAACACCTCAGGGTAATTGGTGGTTAGGCAAACTTTACCGCATCATTGATTGGTGTGCCCTTAATGTTTTAAAGGCCAAGGAGAAACATAATGAGTAGCTGGTGGAGTAATTTAGTAGATAAAATAACTGGCACTAAAAGAGTTGAAGTTAGAGCTAGAAACAAAAAAGGTCATTACGTAGCTGACGATAAATCAACACCAGATGTTAATGAAGCTTACACAACTAAAAGGGTTAAGAACGATAAATAATGGCAAAATCTCCTGATGCGTTTGTTTACAATGCTACATTAGACCGTATTGTTGATGGAGATACATTTGATTGTATTTTAGATTTAGGATTTAATGTCAAGCTGCACAAACAAAGAGTACGTTTGAGTGGTATTGATACACCAGAATCTAGAACACGTGATCTTGCTGAAAAAAAACTAGGGTTAGCTGCAAAGACTAGGCTTGGTGAGTTATGTTGCGGTACTTTTAAAGTTAAATCTTTAGGTAAAGGAAAATATGGACGCATAATTGGTATACCATATACAGAAGATGGTAAAGACATTTGCCAAATGCTTATCAAAGAAGGTCATGCTGTGATCTATAATGGCGGAAAAAAAACAAAAGTATGGGGTAATTACTAATGAATGATGGACAAGAAAGATTTAGCGGCGACATGAGTCGTAATGAAGTTGAAATAGATCTTAATAAATTTATGGCAATGGTTTCAGAGATTGGAGAACTAAAACAAAAAATTATGGAAATGGAGAATGAGAGAGAACCAGATAATCCTTGGCAAAAGGTTATATGGTTTTCTCAAATGATTGACGCATGGCGTTTATTTCCTAGAGCATTTTTAAGTATTTACATGATATTGTTATACAAATGTACTATATGGTTTATGAACTTACCTGAACCATCATTTGAACAATCAGGTTTAATTTCTATAGTAGTAGGAGCAGGTGCTGCTTGGTTTGGTTTATACGCAGGAACAGCCAAAGATAAAATAAATAGTAAATAATGGAAACCTTTGACCTTATAGAAAAGGTCGGACTACCCATAGCTGGTGGTCTTATTATGGGTTACTTTATATTTCTTATTATGAAACAGCTTATGGGAAATCTTGTAAGTGATATAAAAGGAATACAAGGTATTACTAAGATGCTTATTACTAGAGCATCAATAATGAACAACGATATTATCAGAATAGATACATCCGTATCTAGTGCTTTAAATTTAAAACCAGACTTAGATAGAATAGCTAGAGCAGAAAACTTTGTAGAAGATGGAAAGATAGACGCTAGAAGAGATTAATGGACATAGTAACTTTAGTAGAAAAGTTTGGCTTTACAACTATTATGGTCGTAGGTCTTGGTTACTTTGTTTATTATGTATGGCAAACAATTACCAATACTATTGATCCAGCCGTATCAGAAATGAAAACAACTATTATTCGCCTTACTGACCAACTTAGACTGCTTGACCAAGATATGATACGCTTACAAGAGAAAGTTAATACTGTATTAGAATTAAATGAAAAGAAAAATAACACAAAGACAACAAGTACAAGAAGAAATAGAAAAAACTAGAATCATAAGAGGAATTATGTTTATTGGTTTAATTATGTTTGTTGGTATATTTGTTACAAATGTCAATGCAGACCAAATAGTACACAAGTTTAAATCACCAAGTTTTAATGGTGTTGGTACTAGCTCACATTATTTGACGATTGAAAACCAAGAGTTCTCAAGAAAATTAACCATTAAAGAAGAAATAAAAGCTTTACAAGAAGAAATAGAAAGAGAAAAAGAAAACTCTACTCTTGCAAGGTTTATGCGTAACCTTGAATCAAGAGTTTATGCTGAATTATCCAGGCAGCTAGTTAATAACTTGTTTGGTGAAACGCCAAGCACAGAAGGTACGATAACCCTAGAGGGTAACACTATAGAGTATACTAGCGATGGCGTAACACTAACCCTAAAAATAACGGAAGCAGATGGCACAATTACCTCGATTACAATTCCTATTGGTACTTTTTTGTTCTAGTTGTTCTATATTTGATCAGTACGAAGATACTTATGAACAGAGATTTTCTGCTCGTGATGTAGTAAATATACAAGACTTACAATCCATAGAACTTAAAAACGTACCCATACCAAAATTAAGCCCAGTAGTCGCCGTATATCCCACAGCCTTTACAGATCAAACTGGTCAAAGAAAAAGCAACAGCGAGTTTGCTTTATTTAGCACAGCCATAACACAACAACCAAACGCTCTGCTTATACGAGCTTTAAAACATGCAGGAGATGGCAAATTTTTTAGAGTAGTAGAAAGAGTTGGATTAGATAATCTTACCAAAGAAAGACAATTAATAAGATCAGCCAGGGAACAAACAGCCTCAGAAGAAGAAAAGAAAAAAGCATTAAGGCCATTACTATTTGCAGGTATATTAATTGAAGGAGCTGTTATATCTTACGAAGCTAACTTAGAGTCTGGTGGTATAGGAGCTAGGTATCTAGGTATAGGCAATAGCGTACAGTATCGAGAAGATAATATAACTGTAAGTCTACGCATGGTTTCTGTAGCTACAGGAGAGGTTTTGCTAGAAGTATTAAGTCAAAAAACCATATTTAGTTATGGTAAATCTGAAGATGTATTTAGGTTTATTGAGGCAAATACCGAGCTAGTAGAGATAGAATTAGGTAACGCTAGAAACGAGTCATCAACTATAGCACTAATGAAAGCGATAGAAGGTGGTGTTTTAGAAATAATAAACCAAGGATATAAAAGAAATTTTTGGATTTTACAAAACGAAGACGAAGGAGTAGAATTGGATAATGAAGATATTGATGAGCCTAGTTGTGATGCTGAGTGCATCGACAATATACGGGGCTGATAACGAAATTTACGTAGACCAGTCAGGTACTGGTGCAAATATAGACCTAGAACAACTAGGTATATCTAATATCATAGGTGGTTTAAACAGCACTGCAGGCAGTTTGACCGCTTTTGATTTAGACGGCACTACTATGACTCTGGACATCAATATGATTGGTGCTACTAATAAATTCTTAGGTGACATAAACGCTGACAACTTTACAGGACTGTATAATTTTACTGGCGGTACAAATTCTTTTACTATTCAAGTAGATCCAACTAATACTTACAGTTCAGATGGCTCTGACCAAAATGTAGCTGTTACAGGTAGTAGTAATACGTTCACCCTTAACCAAGGTACGACTGCAATAGCAGCAAACTTAAATTTAGATTGGATTATTCAAGGATCAAATAACACTGTAACATCAAATATAAATATTGATGGTGCTACAAACTATATGGACATAGATGGGTCGGACAATACAGTTACTTATACAGGTACAGGTGTTAATGCTTCAGCAGGTGGATATTTTTGGTTAGATCATACAGGCGGACAAAGAACATTTAATATTCAACAACTGAGTACCCAAGATAATGACTGGCTTAAAATTATATCAATCGGTGGCAACGCTTCTTCTACTGTTTGTGTCATTCAAAACGACCAAGGTACAAGCACAAGCTGCTGATATAGGGGATATTTCTGAGCTTAATGGTTCAGCACAAATAGTAAGAGACAAGCCTTACGAAGCAGATTTAAAGTTTGCTATTCAAAGTAATGATGAAGCAATAACTAAAGATGGCCGTATGGCTATTACATTTCTTGATCAATCTACAGTTAAACTAACCGAACACTCACAGCTTCTTATAGATGAATACATCTACGATCCTGATCCGTCAAAAGCAAAGATGGCCCTTACCTTTGGTCTTGGCACAGCTAGGTTTATTACAGGTAATCTTAACCGTATAGATAAACAAAACATAAAACTTAAAACACCCACGGCTAATATAGCCATACGTGGCACTGATTTTACTGCCACAGTTGATGAACTAGGACGTAGCCTTATTATATTGCTACCTGACGCTCTAGGGCTTTCTAGTGGCGAAATAGAAGTAGTTACTGCCATGGGAACTGTTTTGCTTAATAAACCTTATGAGGCTACTACAGTAAGCGTATTTGAGTCTGCTCCTACTAAGCCTGTTATTTTAGATTTAACGCTTGATTTAATTGACAATATGTTAATTGTTACACCACCTAAAGAAGAAGCTGTAATTGAAGAAGAAACTACAAGCACACAAACAGCTAGTGTTTTAGATTTTAATGATTTAGATATAGATTATCTTGCAGAAGACTTTTTAGAAGATAATTTGGAGTTTACAGAATTAGATATAAATTACCTAGATGTAAATTATCTTGAGGACTTGTTAAATGTTTTAGATGCATTAGCTGTAAGTGAGGATGAAGACCAGTTAGCACAAGCGACTAGCACACAAATTAGTGGCACTTCTTTAGGTAAAGATGTTGAAACACAAATTACAGCTCTGATTACAGGTAACGTAGTAAGTCTTAGAAGACAAGTAAATGAAAGCGTTAGGGTAGATTTAAATGGCAGCAATGCTTATACAGTAATTTTGATACAAGACGGTATTTCTAATATAATTAAAGTTAATGGAGGGAGCGACAGTGTTATTACTATTACTCAAAGTGATTAATTGAAGAGACTATTATTACCTGTAGTTATAATACTATCTTTACCATTATTATTTCAAAGCACGCCTACAGAAATACTTAAGTTAAAAGTATTTGATACTTTTATACAAATACCCCAAGAGTCTGGCAATTTTGTCATACTCAATATAACTGAAGAAGATGTAGAACAAGAAGGTGGTTATCCATTACCAAGACAAAGACTTGCAGAAATTCAAGTAGATTTACTTGGTAAAGGTGCACTCGGTGTTGGTTGGGTAATATCTTTTCCACAAGCAGATAGAATGGGTGGAGATGAAGATTTTGCTAGATCTTTAGGATACGCACCATCTGTTATAGCTATGTTTGAGGACGGAAAAGGTAATTTTCCTGAAACACCTGGCACTGTAGTGCTTGGTGACAATAATGGTGGTATAATAAGCACGGGAGTAAAGCAAAACCTACTTCTCTTATCCAATCACACCTTACAGGGTTTGGCTATTGCTCCCACTGATGTAGATCAACTTGTAAGAAGAATACCTCTTTTAGTAAAAACACCTAATGACGAATGGATACCTAGTTTTGGTACACAAATATATAAAGCTTTATTTAATGTAAAAACTTACATTATAAAAACTAATGATAATGGTATATCAGAAATATCAATAAAAGGAATACCACCAGTTAAAACAGATAGCTTTGGCCGTAAGTGGATAAGCTGGGTCGATACACCACAGACAGATTTACAAGAAATGGAAGTAAATGGTAAATTTGTTTTTGTTGGCGTAACTGCTAACGGGGTAATGCCGCAAATTTCCACGCCTGTCGGTTTGTTAGAACCACATAAGATACAAGCAGCACTTGCAGAGTCTATACTAATAGAAGACAGTCCTTACATACCTGATTGGTCTTTAGCTGCTGAACTTATGATGCTTATTGCATTTGTTAGTTTAGTTTGGTTTGCACTTCATTATTTAGGAATAACTTGGGGCATTACTGTTGCAACTATGTTAATGGTTACTACTGGTAGTTTAGGGTATTACCTTATAAGCAAAGGTTTATTAGTAGATGTATCTTGGACACTTATATCAGAGTTTATTTCAGGATCTGTAGCTTTCTATTTAAGGTTTAGACAACAATATAAATTACGTCAACAAATTAAAAAACAATTTGAACATTATCTTGACCCACGCCAAGTTAAAAAATTACAGGATGATCCTAGTTCTTTAGTGTTAGGTGGTGAGCGTAGGTATTGCACGTTCCTCTTTACTGACGTACGTGGCTTTACTTCTATGTCTGAAAAACTAGAGCCAGAAGAAGTAACAAAAATTATGAATAAGGCTCTCACAATACAAGCTGATACCGTTAAAAGATATGATGGTATGGTAGATAAATACATAGGTGACGCTATGATGGCCATATTTAATGCTCCTATTGATTTACCAGGACATGAAACTTCAGCAGTATTATGTGCCAAAGAAATACAAGACAAAATTAAAATGGCTAATTTAGATGTAGAAATAGGCATAGGAGTCAATAGCGGTTATGCAGTAATTGGTAATATGGGTAGTGAAACTAGGTTTGATTACACAGCTATAGGAGATGCAGTAAATCTTGCAGCTAGACTTGAAAGCTCAACCAAGCAAGTTGGTGAAGATATTGTTATAGGTTATGATACTATTAAATCTAAAGGTTTTAGTAAACAAATTACTTTAAAAGAATTAGATAGCATTAAGGTTAAAGGAAAAGACAAATCTATAAATATTTATACAATTATATGACAACATCAAAAGAAGCTATATCTAAAATAGAAACACATGAAAAAGAATGTTCTATAAGATATTCGAATATAGAAAAAAGATTAGAAGATGGTGCAAAACGATTTGATAAACTAGAAAATATGATATGGGCAGTCTATCCATTTATTTTAGTTTCATTGGTTTTGTCCAGATTTGTTTAGTGAAACAAAAACTAAAACTTTTTTATAATTGGTTTGTAAGTCTATTTCAAACACGTTATAAAATAACAGTTTCTTTTAATAGAGAGTATGGAGATACTGA